GTATAGAGAATGAATATAGATACAAGCTGAAACCAAATACAGACATAGGAAACAAGGAAGGAATGAAACAAGAATGTGTTTACTCGTTTGTGTGCCCTGTGCCTCTGGTTTTCTTGGGTAGTTCCTGCCCACCAACAACAATCAAAACCGACAACAACAATCCCCAATAACATCTTCAATTCTAATGTCATACGACACTACAACGACAACAACAAATAACATCAATATGCCCCCCTGGTTAACAAAAGTTTAACTTGGCTGTTGGGGAGTGGCGAGGCACCCAAAGGATATATATCAAAATTCATAACCGCATCACATTAACTGCAAACGCCCACCACAACTGTATAAACAGCAATATCTGAAACAGAAGATTAGAAACAAGAGAGTCTGAAACAGCAGCCTTGGCGATTTTATGCTCACAAAACAAAACAACCTCAAATAAAGGCTATAGTGGGTTTACGAGATTTCACCCCCAAATAACTGCCCATAAAAATCATGAAAAGGGAATTCTCAACCGTATCACATAAAATAAAACCCGCTCTACAAGCGGTTTAGATACCTCTCGGACCCCTATAAAATACAAATGATTTTGATGTTTGTACAAAAAAAACGCCCCCTAATAAGGGAGCGTGTGTTTACCAGTTGGTTATTGCTTGTAGTAGTTTTCTCTTAATGGCTGACTTGAGTTGTTTGTGTCTTGGGCGAATATCTCTCACGTCTTCTCGTATTGTGTATCCTGTTAATCCTTGACATACAAATATGTAACGAGGGTATCCTATTTCATCAAAGATGTTGTCGTCTATGGCGATTTCCTTACCTCTAAAGTCTGGGTATTCCTCGCCCGTATATACTGCTTGTATAATCATACTTCCTCCCCTTAATTAAGAGGGACACTATCTCGTTAACACCTACTGGCGTTTTTGGTTAGTGTTTTTTTGAATACTGCCGAATAAGAGAACGAGTTTTCAATTAATCCTGCCAGTATTTCCTCTCTTACGAGGTAGTTATCGTATCCACAAGAGCATCTGATTTCGCATTGTTTTGGCGGATAATATTGTGCGTCACTATCCATATCTAATTCATATCTCTCTATGAATGTTAGCTCTTTTAGTGGGGCGATTTTTCCACACTTCTTACACTGGAATTTGAAGTCTCTGATTAGTTCCAACTTCTCTTTGGTTAGTTTGGTTCGGCGTGTTTCCAAAGTTCGCATCTGCCAAGCATTTTTAGAGAGTTTAGTGATTACTTCCTCGTTCGCTAACTGCATATCGCTATCTGACATATTTACCTCTTTAGTGTTTGTTTGTATACAACGTCGTATTTGCCGATTTTTACAATTGTAGTTATCTCTTTGGGGAGATTTTTGCTAGGCATCATTGAGCCTGGTTCGGCACCATCACCGCATTCATAACAATCGCGTTGACCGCAATCACCACAAGAGGGTCCAATTGGATACATAGTTACCTCGGTGTGTGAACGGATATAAAATGCCAGTGGCATTCTTCATCTAATGCTTTCTCTAATTCTGCCAATGTTGTTCCGTCCTCAGAGAAAGAGTCAATGTATTCTTGATTTTCATCAGGTATATTATTGTATATCCATTGGTAGTGTTCTGATAGTTCGGCGATTTTAGGGTGTGGCATTATTATTCCCTTTTACATGATGCTGGATAAAATTTTCTTCAGGGCGATTTCGTTATCTTCCATCTGCCGGAACTTATCAAATAAAACACCAAAGGCATATATTTGATCGTCATTGAGGCTGATATAGTGAATACCGCTTTTTCCGCCGCAAATATCAATCTCTAGTTGTTTGCTGTTAGGGTATAAGATATAGTCGTGATAGCCAACTCTGATTTGATTCATTTAACCCTCCCATTCATTTCCATCAATGTCGGCGAGAAGATGTAGTTGTGGCGGAAAATGCCGTTCATATTCCCTCTCAATTTCTGCCTCAATTTGTTCAATGGGGTCTTCTGGCGAAAAAGCGAACCATAGTTCGCCTCGTTCCTCCATGGGAATCTCTCTTAGAAGCGCCCGGTGATAGTCAGAGAGTTCTTCCAACTTACTTCCCATAATGCCTTTAAGTTTTGGAATATTGAACATTAGCGGATCACCCAAGGTGCAAAGTACGCCACAAAGTGCGTGAATTTGTGTTCGTGGCGACAAATACCCAAGGAATCGCCAACTTTATGCCCGAAAAACACGGAAGCGGGCGCCTCATTGCAGTTAACGCGGCCATTTACGTTATAGTAAACATAGAAGTGCGGATTCCCGTTTTTATCGCCAGCGGTCACTAATGCCGTCACTGTGATTGGAACATATGTATTGGTGCCCATGAGATCATCGGCGGCAAAAAACAACATAGAGCCGACTAACATAAACGATACTGTCAAAGGAAAAATTGTAGACCTATCCATTACCGAATTTCCTCCAAGCGGACTTTGAACTTGCGACATTTTTCAGGGTTGTTGAATGCAGGCTCATACGTGGTAATGCGATGAATTTCTTTTGTGGCTTTTTCTACAATAACCCAAGCTTCGCTAGTAAAAGGTTCAAAGTATTCTTCTTTGATTGCCGCTGGATCATTGGAATAATTATGGGAAGGAATTTTACCGTTAGCCAGATAAATCCAAGTGTGTTGGTTGTTCTCGTTGTTTTTTGGCGAAATAACGCCCACAAAGTATTCTTCACCGCTATTGGTATACCTACCAACAATTTCAACCAAGTCGCCTCGATTGGTTACGTATTTCTTACCAATTTCAATCTTCAATTTTTATCTCCTGTTTGTCTGTATGGCGATTTTACTTCCCATCAATCGCATCGCACGGTGGGCAGTTGAGCCCTCCGCACATGTCCCAAGCCTGGCGCTTTTCTTCATCGGACTTGGCCGCCCTGACAGGGCAATTGCAACACCGGGCGTGGCTCCTGCACTTGCAGCATATAGAAACTTCCCGTGACATCATCGCGTCGATCTTCTCCTATCCTTGGTCCGGGTAGACCAGGGCATCGCCAAGCGCCTCTTTGATGGCCCGCCCGGCCCGGCAGTCGTAGTGGTCACAAGCCGCGCACGGCTCGGCCACGCCGGGAAGGTCGCTGTCATCGTAGAAGGCGCTGAAAGCGGCTTGTAGGCCCGCACGAAGCCGGGCAATCTCGGCTTGGGCCTCGTCCCATTGCTCCTGGTTGTACAGCACGTCGCATCGCTCTTTGCTCATGATTGATACCTCTACTTCTCGCCCAAACGGTAGCGTAGCTCGGCTACCAAACTCTTCATCATTACAGCCGCCTGGTCGGGAAAAATCTCAATCCAGTTTTGAAGCCGGTTGCTGTCAACGATGTCCTTTGCGGCTTTCCATTGAACGGGGTCCATTGTTCCTCCTGCATTGATAGGTTCTGATCTCAGTGATTTCATTATACCCAAGATGAAGAGTCACAGGCAAGCGAGGGTGTTTAAGAAATGTTTCGACGGCGATTTCACCACGTCACATATAAACTGAAATTTAGAACGGAGGTCAGCATGGGTCTAAATAAACGCCAAAAAGATAAACTATCCTCTCTCGTTAAATCTGAAATTGGCAGAATTCGATATGATATCGGCCAACTCAAAAGACACATGCTGTTACCTAATGGAGATAAACACCCATTGGCACAAAAGCATTTCGAAAATATCGGAATGTGCCTAATGGAAATCAGCAAATTAGAAAATATATTGGAGTTATTGAATGAATAAAACTAAAATCTATCAAGCAACGATTGATTGTTGGAAATACATTAGAAATAACCCTTTCGCCAGTCATGAAGAAATTGGAAAATCAATTGGATATAATGGTGATGTTAGAGCTTTAATTCAAAAGCTTCGGAGAAACGGATATGTTAAACTTGAATCAATCGAGCGTATTGCAGGGCGATTTAATGGAACTAAAAAAATTTGCATTAAAAACCCCGAAACCGGAGAAATTGTTGATTAATTATCCAAAACTTTTAGAAATTCACCAAATGCTTGAAGAATGGTGATAAAAAGCCCTCTTTTGGGGGCTTCATTGATTTTACTTCAAATCAACTGTGAAAGCCGGATTCTGTACCGTACCTTCAGCTTCACAGGCTTGACACTCGTACCAGGCACCGGGGTGCGGCTTATGGCCTCCGGCACCGCCACACGATGAGCAGGCGATCCTGCGAGGCTCCATCAACCCTCGCGCAACGGCTTCGGCCTCAACCAGTGCCAGGTTCTCGCGGGCGATCTGTGCCTGGCGCTCGGCGTCCTCAACGTCGAAGCGCCGTGTTTGAATGATGTCCCTCAGGAGGCCATCCGAGTAGTCGGCGATGTGCCGGGCCTGCGCCCTCTGAATCTCGTCCATCTGCGTATACCTTCTCAACTCCCTACAAGCCGCCGCGCTTTAACCGCTCAAACTCTTGTTTGGCGGCCTCTATCACGGGGCAGACGTGCGCCTTTCGGGCCTCAAGGTCGAAGCCCCAATTGTGGTAACAATGCGGGCAAAGCCAGTCGGGGTGCTGCACAGGTGATACCTCTACTTATCTCTATTCCGGCAAACGGGGATTACTCCCCGCCGCCACCATCGCCACCACCACCGGAATCGCCGCCAGAGCTACCGCCGTCGCTAGAACCAGAGTCACCAACAGAATCAGAAGTGCTTACGGCAGAATCGTCATTCGTTGTACCGGAATCGGCAGGCTCAACGTTGTCATCAGCGGCTTCTTCAGGCTCGCCCATATCAGGCACAGAAGCGGCACCAGCATCCTCAGCAGATTCAGCCTCTACACTCTCAGGTTGATCGAGAGTTTGATCTGCGGTGTTGTTGACCTCAATCTCTTCTTGTTGGGAATTCTGAAGCTCGGTCTTTGAAGGTGCAGAGCCTTGAGTCCAAGTGGTTGCAGAACTATATAAGTCAGCAGTTGAAGTGGAGCTGCCGCCCATGTGAGTTGCAGCCAAATACCACCAAATGCCAGAATTGTCAACATAGCCAACTCGGCCATCCGAGAAATGATGTAGGTGACGATGGTGTGAAACCGCTTGATAGCCCGTGTGTCGGGGCGCTGAATCACAACCAGCTAGGGAAATCGCCGCAGCTAGAACTACAGGGATTAGAACAAATTTCTTCTTCACTTAATGACTCTCTTTCGGATGAGCAGGGTGGGTTAGTTTGTCGATTGCGACATACGATAGTGTGGTTACGCAGAAAACCAGATGAATCAGAACCTCTTTCCAAATTTGGTCCCAGGTTGCTCCATGGCTGATTTCCATAAATGTCTTGAGAAGATGGATGGAACTAACACCGATCAGAGACATGCCCATTTTGATTTTGAGCGTGGTCGAATTGATATCGTGCATCCAACGCGGCTTGTTTTTGATGTGGTCAAAAGCATGCTCGTCCACAAAAATAACATAACCGCCGAGAGCAATAATTGTTACCAGTGACGCAACCATCGTAACATCAATCTGGCCGAGGACGTTTAGAAGTACCTCTTGCTCGGACATATGAGGTAGATTGGTAAATAGCTCAAATACCTCTTGGCCGAATTTATAGACATAGGCGATAATTGCGCCGAATAGTCCAAAATTGAAAATTACATTGCCCCAGCGAATGTTAAAGATTGCGCTTGCAATTCCGTCAACAATCTTTTCTTTGTTAAATTCAATCACGGTTCTTTAGTGCCTCATAAACAATATCAATTATCTGCTGCTGTGCTTGAGAGTACTTACTCTCTCGCGCCTTCTTTCGATTCTCTTGCCAACGCTTGTAATTCAATTTGAATTCCTTATGAAGTTCTTTGCGAAGCCGATTTGAAATTGGTAACTCAACTACCACGCTGCTTCTGTTCCAATGGAACCCTTCCGGGCTGTTGAATCCTTTGATTGCGAAATTGCTCGAAAAAATAGAGTTTTCCGTAGAAATAACAACATTATCAACAATGGTAACTTGCAAGTCGCGGCTATCAATTCCCCAATTGAACTTAACCTCAACCTTATCGGTTTTTACGAGGTCAAGTAGAATTTCGCAAATCTCTTGCTCTTTAGCCACCAGTAACCTCACACTTGCACTTGCCAGGCTCGCCCTTCGGACCCATGGGGCCAGCGGGACCAGGAGCGACAACGGTTGAACGAGAAGAGTTATCAGCCATCTTCTCGACGGCCTTGGCAATATCCTGCGCATACAATAGCAGGCCCAATAGAGCGAACTCTGTATCGGTCAAGTCAGGCCACCAGCCAACAAACTTACCGACCACTAGGATAAATAAACAAATTGCAGAAATATTAGTGTTGCTCATACTACCTCACAGGGATTTGAATTTCAGTGCGGATTTCCTTGGCAATTTTTGCCAGTTGGGAAATATCACCAGCGTCACGAAGCTTATCTTTAAACATGCGTTGAGCAATGTAATTCAAAGCACCATCAACAGTGGCGAAATAACTGCGATTGGTCTTGTCCCATTCGCCGTATTCACCAGCCTCATAAACCTTCTCGGCCATACCACCTTCCTTGCTGGGATAGGTGTTGACGGTGCGCTTTTTGTACAACGTTCGCTGTTGAACCATAACGTTGTAGCCCGACTTTTCGATAACAATACCCCAAGTTTTGTCGTTATTAACCGTAATTACGCCGAGGTCTTCTTCTGTTTCCGAGTCACTATTATCGGTAACGGTTGTATCGGTTGTTGAACTCAGATTGATCTCTTTGAGATCATCGAGAGACATACCTTTTTTCAAACCTTTGCGGCTAACGCCTTTAGGCCATCCCATGTTTCACCTTCTTCTAAAGCTTGGATTCAATAATATCCGCAATTTCCGCGAATGATTTGCCATCATCATTCAAACCTGCGATTGTAACTGTTTCAACTCCATGACCCCACTTGCGGGGCCTTTCACCAACAGGAACATCATTTTGACTATCGGCAGGCAAACCGGCCCATTTGATAACTTCATCGGGCGGCATGCAATCAGCGCCTAAGAACGCATACTTGTTATTGTCGTAGTTGCCATCATAATTTTCATTCACCTTCCACCGGCCATTGCCGGTTTCCTGGCGATACAACTCACATAGGACACCGAGGCAGCAGTAGCTTTGGCGATTGTTGGCCGTAAGCTTCTCGCGGGTCTGCTTGAAATTGCCAGAACGCAGGGCGCTGAGCCACTTGGCCTTAACTTCAGGATTCATCTTTTTCGACATTACAGATTCCTCTCGATAACGTCAGCAACAACATCAAAAGTGTCGCCGGTTGCATCATTCACAGCACCAACAGTGCCATTGAGTTCGCCCCAAGGACCAAGATATTCAAAAGGAGCAGCAACAGGCCCCCAAGTTAGGCTTACCTCATCTTTGAAGCCAGCCCATTTAAAGAAATTGGAAGCATTATCCCGAGGATTTTCACCATTCTCTTTTTCGTAGAGGTGATGGAGGACGCCCATGGCACACATGCAACCATCAGGGTTCTCAAGGGAGCCATTCGCCTTCTTGATTTCGCCGGAGCGCAGTGCGGCAAGCCACTTTTCCTTAACAACGGGGTTCATTTTTTGAGTCACGTTCGTTTCCTTTCTGAACTCATACTACCCAAGTGAAGAGTCCCGGTCCACAGAGGGCATATGATTTTACAATGCTACACAAAGGCTATTTAATGCGATAATGTGTTTCAGGTGTCCTCGGACCTTCCGAATCACAAAACATTAAATCGCATAGTGACATATATATGAATTCGACGGGGGCGGGGCGGAACAATTTCTACGAGAGCTTTTACAGTTGCTCGCGCAATTGAAAGAACGAGGGGACTTGGGTTTGGCGATTTTTAAGATCAAACAGAACCCAAAATCCACCCAAATCCCTCATGCGTACATGCGCATGTACATGTGCGCGCGTGACGCGCATTAAATAAATATTTATAAATCATGTATGATCTAGATATGTCTGATTTGATCTGATCTGATCATGTTTGATTTGCTTTTATTGATCTTTCATGATCTAGTCATGATCTAATTTATGCGCATGCGCGAGGCGAATTGGCATCCTCAGGAAACAGCCGATCGAGAATCTTCTTTTCGAGAGAATCAAGATGACGTTGATCCTCACAGATTTCGGCCAAGAAAACCTCTAGAGCCTCTTCCTCGGAATCGTACAAGTCCTGCTCAACAAAAAACCCGTAGTCGTTGATATGATTTTTGTCAACCCAAACAGGATCTCCATCGTCATACGGACCAGGAATTTCCTCTACATTTACCTCAATCACATCCTCGGCATTGTATCGGTCAATAATAAACTTACGCATTCTTGTTAATCTCCCTCAACTGCTCAGCCAACCTTGAATGTTCCGATAACAACTTGACAATATTTTCCGACAACAAAACCATCCTAGCTTCAATTACTTCTTTGACGGAATCAAACATTTCGTTTTCGTAGTAACTTTCGGCAAACACCGGACAATACCACATTTCGCGAGAATACGTATGAGGCAACAATAAAACCTCATGCGGTTGCTCGTTATAAATAACCCACTTCTTCATGCTTGCTCCTAGTAAAAATGAGAATCGGGAACCTTTGCTCCCTCGCCTTGCTGACAAGCATAATATACCCGTAACTCTCTCGTCGCAACGGTGATACGGCATTTTTTAGGTAACGAATTGTAAACGTGATGGAAGAAAATACGTCAAAACCCTGGCCCCGTCAACCGAACCAGCATCCGATCCGAGAACCGCATGAGTTGTCAGAGAAGTCCAAAGAGCTTCTTTCCCTCATGGAACGCTACCAGCACACATGGAACGTGACAAATTTTCAATACGCTTGCCTCTTGGGAATTTCGAGAAGGCACACCATCAAACACGTCAATGAGCTTCTAGAGAAGGGCTATATTGAGATTTGGCCGAAAACAAGAAAACGCGGCAGGGGCACAAGCAACACCTACCGCGTCATTAAAAAGTTGTCAGATTAGTTATTCACAAATAACTGGCTTCTTACAAATCTCCTTATCAATCAGGAATCGTAGAAAACCGATGTAGTGATCGGGCAACGCCAATTCGTACATTGCCTCATTGGCTTCTTTGTCAACAATGGCATCAATCACGCCATAAATTCCGCCAGCAGCATATTCCTCGAAAGTCTTAGTTGGTTTGAATCGACGGGGCAAAACCATCTTACTACCAAACTCATCTTTAAGTAGTTTGAGCATGTATTCTTCTTCTCGTACTGAATTCACTGAAATAAAACCGCCCATAAGACACCTCTTATCGAATGTAAAATGAAAAATGTATCTAGTAGTTTTTATTTAAGATAGAGTAGCGAATGAACGATTTCAAAATTGTGGTTCCGATTGTAAGAGCCATCAAAGACGAAAATGGCGATATGATTATCGAGGGCGTTGCTTCGACTCCCGATGTGGATAGTCACGAAACCATCTTTAACGAGAATTGTCAGGAAGGTTTTGAAATTGATGTGAACACGAATGCTGGCACCGATGACCCTGTGGTTATCGAAGTCGAGCATCTTGGCGAAGTTGAGCCCATGAATCATCTTGGTGCTTTAACAAAAGCCAACGTTACCAATAACTCTGAGTTATTCATTCGCGCTAAGCTCGATCCTAAGAATCCCAAGGCTGTCTATTACTTCGATGTAATGTCAAATCCTGACCCCAAACTCGGCAGACCTAAGAGATTGGGTCTGTCAATTAATGGTACTGTCGAGGAAGCTCATTGGGAATACAACGAGGAACTTGGCAAACAAATTCGCGTATTTGATCGCGTTGTTCTTAAAAAAGTTGGTATTGTTCGCTCGCCTTCCAATCCTAACACTTGGGTTGAAAAGCTTGTGAGAAGCTATAACTGGAATTCTTCAAAGGAGAATATAATGGAAGAGAATCAGACTACCCAAGACGAAGTGACCACTGTCACCACCGAGGAAGTAACGACCGAAGTTCGTGAAGAGGTTACGGAGCCTGAAGTAACCACTGAGGAAGTTGTTTCTAACAACGGTGCTTCCGAGCCCGATGCCGAGACTGAAACTCGCACCGAGGAAACTGCTGAAGAGACTGTTGTTGAAGCGACAGAGACTCCTGTTGAGGAAGTTACCGAAACCACCGAAGTTGTTGCTGAGGAAGTTGAGACTGAGCGTTCAGAGGAAACCGCCGAAACAACCACCGAAACCGTTGAGCGCACTAGCTGCTATGCCGTCAATGACGTTCTAGTTGCTACCGCCAATCTAGCTTCTGCTATGTCTACCCTAGAGTGGTACGCTGATTATCGTGAGTGGTCAGACAATGGCGTTGCTGATGTTGCTCGCAATATTCTCAAGGGTATGAACGCTCAAATTCCCGCTCTGCTTTCACTACTCGGCACCGAATTGCTCGCCAAGGAAGCCACCGAGGAAATGCGTGCCGCTGACGCCTCCAACACTGAGGTTCATGAAGATCTCTCCGATGATACTGAGATTGATACCGAAGAGGAAGAGACTGTTCAGAAGTCAGCCGATGTTGATGTTGACGCTATTGTTGAAGCTGTTCGCTCCAAGTTTGCCGACGAGCTAACCACACTAACCAACAAGCTAACTGATGCCGAAAACGCCAACAAACAACTACAAGAGCGTATTGAGCGTATGGAGAAAGAACCTACTTCAACTCCTGGTGGTCAGCTACTAAACGCCGAGGTTGTTACTCGCGAAAAGACCACTGAGGATAAGCGTAAGGAAGCAATCGCCAGAGCCAAGGCTAACAATGACGCTCACGAACTAACAAAGCTTCTATTGAATCCTAAATACCTCGGTAAGTAAACCAAAATGCCCCTGCTTCGGCAGGGGTTATTTATTTGCATTAGTCTAAAATAAAACATGTTGTAATTGAATTTAATGTAAAATGAAATTCAGACACACAAATTTCTCCCGAAAGAATTCCGCTTGTAGTTAGAGCCTGAATTTTTGAGAAATGTTTAGGTAGCGTATTTCAGAAAAGACTTTTTCGAAAGGAAACGAAATGTCAACTTCTAAGGAAATTATCACTCGCGCCCTAAATACCACGAACTTTGCTAACGCTATTCATGAGGATCTATCCGATCTAGTCACTATGTTGACTCCTAAGGATACCCCCCTCTTCAAGCGTCTAGCCCGTGGTAAGGCGACCGCTCTAACTCATGAGTGGATGGAAACAACTCTAACCGGCACCCTCAATGATGCGGCTTACGCCGATGGTGGTTCACCTTCAGAGCATACCAACACTCACGCTCGTCGTGGTTCAAAGGTTATGTCTCTAGGTCGTATTGCCAAGGCTTCCGAGCTAATCAATGCCACCAACACCGTTGGTCAAGACGCTTATGCGACCGAATTCCAAGAGAAGATGGTTGACCTAATGCGTGCCATTGAGTGGTTCATCTTCAATGGTGATGAGGCCAACACTGCTCCCCAGGAAATGTCCGGTCTAGTGACCCTATCAAGCGGCTTCCAGAGCGTTGCCAACGGTAATGCTGCTCTAGCCCAAGCCAAGCTTGATGAGGCCATTGTTAAGGCTTTCGACAACGGTGGCGCTCCTGACCTAATTATCGCCCGTCCTATTGTGGCTCAGCGTATTGCCGGTTTCACCGCCGACAAGATCCGCTACACCACTGGCGGTGGCGCTAACGGTCTATCAGCCGAGACTCTAACCTACCTCTCCCCTCTAGGTCCCACCCTTGAGATTCTACCCGTCCGTGCGGACTTCCTACCTTCCGGCGCTGTTTACATCGTCGAGTCCGGTAAGATCAAGCTCTGCTCACTAGGCGACGGTCCCGAGATCAAGGTCAAGGAACTACCCCTAGATGGCGACGTGGTTGCTAAGACTCTCATCAAGGCTTACCTAACCCTAGAGCTTCGTGCCCTCGGTCATCACGCCAAGGTTACGGGTGTCACCGACTCCCTCTAATCTGAAGCAGGTTTGAATCTGGTCCCGCCGAAAGGCGGGGCCTTTTTCTTTATTGCTATCTAAAATAAATTTTAGCCATTTAGAAGGATGAATGAATGTCAAATCAGCGCGTCACAATTGAGATTAAACAGGGTGCAGCCTGGAAGGCCACCGTGCAAATTAAGAATGGTGGAATTGTCCGTGATCTGACTGGTTACGAGGCGCATATGCAATTGCGCGAAAAGGTTGGTTCGCCTGTTATTGTCGATCTAAATACCTCCAATGGATTAATCGCCATTAACACAACCAACAATACAATCTCAATTAATATTCCCGCTGCATCCACAAAGACATTCACATTTACAAAAGCAGAATTCGACCTATTTATTGTCCCTCCTGCAAGCGACCCAGAAAAAATCCTTGAAGGTACTGCCTCGCTAATTAAATCTATTACGGTGTTCTAATGGATAGTCAAGTTTTCATCAATCTTGAAACCACAGAGGTAACTCTAACCACTGAGGTTGACGGCGTATCCAAAACATTAGTTGTTTATACTGACGAGAACACTAATTACGATGTTGTTCAAATGAATGTTGGCCCTGCTGGTCCTGTTGGACCTCAGGGTATTCAAGGTATTCAGGGTCAAGTTGGTCCTGCTGGTCCGAAGGGTGATAAGGGTGATCGTGGATCACAAGGTCCTCAGGGCCTAATTGGTCCTGCTGGTCCTCAGGGTATTCAAGGTGAGCCTGGTCCTCAGGGTCCGAAGGGTGATGTTGGTCCTCAGGGTTTAATTGGTCTAACCGGCCCGCAGGGGCCTAAAGGGGACAAAGGCGATCAAGGTATCCAAGGCATCCAAGGTCCAAAGGGTGATACTGGCCCTGCCGGTCCTCAAGGTATTAAAGGCGATCAGGGTATTCAAGGTCCTGCTGGTCCCCAAGGCCCGCAAGGACTTCAAGGCCTCCAAGGTCCAAAAGGCGACAAGGGTGATAAGGGCGATGCTGGCCCTCAGGGTATCCAGGGCTTAACTGGTGCAACTGGCGCTACTGGACCCGCTGGCCCGAAGGGTGATCAAGGTATTCAAGGCCCCAAGGGTGACGCTGGACCTCAAGGTATTCAGGGAATTCAGGGTCTTAAGGGAGATAAAGGTGACAAAGGTGACGCCGGTCCTGCTGGTGCCACGGGTGCTACAGGCGCTACCGGACCTCAAGGCCCTGCCGGTCCTAAAGGCGATCAGGGAATTCAGGGTCCGAAGGGTGATCAGGGGCCTCAAGGCATCCAAGGCCCTCAGGGAATCGCCGGAACAAACGGCACCAACGGTAAAGACGGAGCAACAATTAGATATGGTACCTCGACTCCTAATGATTTAGTTGGCGTTGATGGTGACCATTATATCAACACATCTACTTGGCATTGGTTTACCAGAGAGAGTGGTGTTTATTTTGACAAGGGTCTAATTTCGCCCGTAAGAAGTGTTAATTCAAAACTAGGCGCTGTTGTTTTAAATACTGATGACATTGGAGAGGGTTTAATTAACCAATATTGGACTACCTCTCGCTTTGACACACGCTTCAGCGCTTCTCTGACAGATTCAGTCATCACTTCAGTTTTGGGTTACACGCCTGAAAATGCCGCAAACAAAGGCGCTGCTAACGGCTATGCCCCTCTAAATTCAAGCTCACAAATTGACGTTTCTTATCTTCCTGTTGCTCTACTCGGTGGTTTGAATTACCGAGGCACTTGGGATGCGTCTACAAATACTCCTGTGATTCCTGCTGCCGATATGGCGCTCAACAAAGGTCACTACTACAAGGTTTCTGTGGCTGGCAATACTACAATTGATGGTATCTCAGAGTGGAAGATTGGCGATTGGATTGTTAGTAATGGCTCTTTCTGGGATAAGATTGATAATACCGATCTCGTTTCTTCCGTTAATGGATACAGCGGTGCTATCACTCTAACTACCTCGGATATTGCCGAAGGTAGTAATCAGTATTGGACCAATGCCAGATTTGACACAAAATTCGCCGCAAAAACAACCGACGACCTAACAGAAGGCGCAAACCTTTACTACACACAAACAAGATTCGATAATGCATTCTCTGGTAAGACTACAGCTGATCTTACTGAGGGAGCCAATTTGTATTGGACAGATTCAAGATTCGATACTCGCCTAGCCACAAAAACAACCTCAAACATTGCTGAGGGTTCTAACCTATATTGGACAACAACTCGCTCTGTTGGTGACACACAACTTTCTTCAAATGTACCTCTAAAAAACACGGCTAACTCTTTCGGCGCTCTTAACACATTTACTGGCGGCATCACTGTTAACGCAACGGCGGCAACAGTGGGATGGCTTGTGCTGCAAAATAACTCTGCTGGCGCAAAAAACCTAACCACACCTTCTGTCTATGGTACAACAACAACTGGAACCTCTTGGCCTTATACTGAGGCTGGACACCTTGTTTTTGAGCCTAGACTATCTGGTGCTACTCGCACTATTGTAATGGTTAATGCTTCTGGAACCCCGTATGCTGTATTCAACCCTAGTGTTTCAGGACTAAGACTTGGCACAGGCATTACAGATGGTTCTGTGAATGCCAAATTGGAAGCTCGCGACACAGCCAGCCAAATCGCTTTTGGTACTGCTGCCGATCAAGGTTTCTTAACTGCTCAAGGTGGTTTTTCAGCCCTAACAAGTGGTTCTAACTACAATGGCGCCAATTGGGTTGCTCGTCAAACAAATGCTGCCGCAATTCAAGTAGTTAATACTGGAAGCATTCGTTTCAATATTGATTCATCGAGCGCACTTGTAACGGGAGGTATTTTCACTCCAACTGAAATCGCCAGATTCACACCCAATGGTTTGTCTGTTGGTATGACCGCTAATTCTGCTGCTAAGTTGGAAGTTCAGGACTCTACCGGCGCTTCACAAATTGCATTTGGCGCTGGTGCTGGTCAAGCATATTTGCGTGGGTCTTCTGCCAACGCGAACTTGTTTTATGGTTACACCTACGACGGTTCTAATTTTGTTGCTAAGCAAACAATTTCTGGTGGCTACACCATCAATAATAGTGGTACCGCTTGGCAACACATTTGGTATGGCAACACAGGTTTGACAGCAGGAACTACAATGTCACCTGGCGAGCAAATGAAACTGCTTGCTACTGGCCTTGGTATTGGAATGACTCCTGCCGCCAAACTTGATGTTAATGGCGTTGGCCGCTTTAGTGGTACAACATCACCAACTTCGGGTGTTGGTATTGAATTTGGTCACGATGGAACAAATGGTTATGTAACATCATATGACCGCACCGCCGCCTCATACAAGGGCGTTATTTACAACGGCAGCACTCACAATTTTAAAATCGCAAATGTAAATAAATTTACCGTTGACACTTGGAACACAAGTGCTACAACATTGCAGGTAACGGGACAAAATGACCCCACAACTGGCCAAGGTATCGAATTGCTTTACGCTGGTACAACTGGCGTAATTCAAGCTTATGATCGTGGCGGTTCTGCTTGGAAAAATCTAAGTATCAAAGGTAATTCAATTTATCTAAACAAAGCTGGTGTTGATAAGCTTGCCATTGATGGAAACGGCGTATCCGTCATTAATGCTGTAAACTACACCGTTACAATCGTTACAACAAACACTTTAACAGTAGATACAACACATAACAGAATTATTTCTAACCCTACTGTCGCCGGTGCTGTTACGATCACTCTTCCTCTCGCTCCTGTCACTGGCCGAGAAATCGTCATCAAAGACGGCAAGGGTGATGCTGCAACAAATAATATTACTATTAGCGGAAACGGTAAAACCATTGACGGAAATGCCAACTTCGTAATCAACAATAACTATGACTCAGTAACCATCATTTACAACGGAACTCAGTGGAACATTATCTAAGGAAAAACAATGAGTTATATTAAAAGTGTAGTAACAAATTCAGATAGCGTTCCAGAGGGTTCTACTAACCTTTATTGGACCAATGCTCGCTTTGACACCCGATTTGCATCGGGCGGTACATTCACAGGCAATTTAAACATTAACGGCGGCACCACAACACTAGGTGCCGCTGGATTCAACTTGATTAATTGGGGCGCTGTTGGTTTAGCCGCACCCACAATGACTAGCCGTTCAAACGGAACAAAAGTGGTTCTTTGGAATAATCTTGATGCCACTCATGTTGATTTTGCATTAGGTATTGAGTCCGGTGCTTTGTGGCGTTCCGTCCCTCAAGCATCCACTAGTTATCACCACAAGTGGTATGGTGGCACGACAGAATTGATGCGTTTGAATTCTGCTGGTCTAATGATTGGTTCGGCTTCAAATGCCGCCACCCAACTTGAAGTAATTAATCCTTCTGGTAGCGCGGCTCAGATTGCCTTTGGCAACACAACTAACCGAGCCTTCTTACACGCAAACAGCATTCAATTGAACACGATGTATGGTGCCTATCACGATGGCACTAACTATATCGCTAAGCAAACCCAAGCCAATATTTTCCAGGCCAACGGAGCTACCACCAACGACTTCCGTTGGTGCATTGATACTGGCTTGACTCTCAACCTTAGTTTTACGCCCACTGAGCGTATGCGCTTAACCGCTTCTGGTCTAGTGATTGGCGCGGGCATCGCACCGAATGCAAAGCTGGAAACTGTTGACTCAACTGGTGCTTCACAAATCGCATTTGGTCAAGGCGGAAGTGGTCAGGGCTTTCTAAAAGCAAGTACCTCAAACACTCAGTTGTTTTGGGGAGCCACTTTTGATGGAACAAATTACGTAGCCAAGCAAACATCATCTGGTATTCAATCACAAAATGGCTCTGGAATTTTCTGGTATTTGAACACAGGATTGACAGTTGGTTCTACATTTACCCCGACTGAGGTTGCCAGACTAACCACATCAGGTATTGGAATCGGGATGGCCCCTGCTGCCAAACTTGATGTTAACGGCGTAGCCCGAGTTGTTAGTACCGGCGCTCCTACTTCTGGCTCTGGCGTTGAAATTCATTTTGCGTCATCCGAAGGTACTATTCAAGCATTTGACCGCACGGCTGTTGCTGATAAGGTTCTCAATATTCGTGGTTCTGCCGTAAACTTTAAAGCTGGAAGTACAATCAAAGCTACTGTTGATAGTTCTGGCTTAACTGTAACAGGAACACTTAACGCAACCAACTTGGTTGGTGATGGTTCAGGCATTACCAATCTTATGCCTGCTGTTACCGTGTACACTAGCGATCCAGCTACACTATCCACGGCCAACCAAATCGTCGTAATCAACAAAACTGTAGCAGGTGCTACAACTGTAACGCTTCCTGCTTCTCCTGCCGCCAACCAACAAGTAACCATTAAGGATGGACTGGGAGATTCCGCCACAAACAACATTACAATTAACGGCAATGGTAAAACAATTGATGGTTCATCTACTAAAGTAATTAGTACAAACTACAATTCATATACCCTTGTCTACAACGGCACCCAGTGGAATATCCTCTAAGGAGATTACCGTGAGTTATAATACCATCAACAGTGCCCCGGTCAGGCAAACTATCATCTCCTGTGCTATGGGTTCCACGGGTCTTGGCAGTTTTCTTGCTATTGGCACCGGATTGGCTGTTAACTTGTCGGCTGTACCACTCAACCTCACTTGGGCCAACGGCTTCAATAATGTGACCGGACAGCCTGTTGATTTTTACGTTAGTGTATCGGCCACGGTAACTGGCGCGTGGAGCGGATTGACGGCAAGTTCCACTTGCTACCTCTACGTCGACTACAACAGCGGCACGCCTAGCTATGGCTTCTCAGTCCTTGCTCCGCTGTATCAGCCTACCGCGCCTGGTTCGCCCGCTACGGGCCAGCATTGGTTTGATACCACCGTCTTCCTGATGAAGTCGTGGAGCGGTTCGGCTTGGACGACTGTCTATCGGGTGTTCGTTGGCGTGGCTGTCACTGGTGCCTCGACCGTTACCTCTGTCACGGCCTTCCCGCCCAAGAATCGCACCCACGTCATCGCCCGCCGAGCAGCTAATATGGCCGTGACCGCCAATGTCGGCTTTCTCGTCCCGTTTGATACGCGCACCCGCGACGAACTCTACGAGCTTGATATCACCAACGGTCGCGTCAACATCAAACGCTCGGGATGGTATCTCGTCACTGGCGCTATGTACCTCTCCTCCGTTCCCTCGGGGACAAACGTGGTGCTTGCCTCGATTACCGTGAACGGGTCGGAAGTGGCGCGCGCCGCTCAGATTGCCACCACGGTCAACGCCGTCTACTCTGAGGCGTGCAGCGCCACGCTCTACCTCAACGCGGGCGATTACGTCAACCTTGGGGGCTGGAGCAGCGCCAACTGCACCCTGAACAGCACCGATATCGGGGCTTATACCAACCAGCTTATAGTGGTTGGCCTCGACAACTTGTAAGGAAGTTGCAAGCATCGTAACTAAACTAATTATTGTAAATTTGCCGAAAAGAGACAATAATGCCTAGTCAATACGTAACTTACTCTGAATTCCTCAATTCGCCTTATGGAATTGATTATCAGCCTGGCGATTCTATTTTTACAGATACGAATGATATCGACGCTTTCTTAACGTCGATTTCTGCGCTTGTTGATATGTATTGCAGCAGAACTTTCGATGTTGTTCAATACGCCCAAGAGGTATCTGACTGTAAGCGAGACTTCATCTATCTAGATGTTATTCCTGCGACCGGCATTATCTCGGTGACTTACGAGAATATTGATGGTTCCTCTTCTGGTGTTTTGGCGAATTATCGCCTAAACAAAACCACAGGCAAACTTCGTTTCACAGATTACCTAAATCCTGACCTAATCTACACAGTCAATTATGTGGCCGGTTATCCTACCATTCCTGAGCCCATTAGAGTTGCTACTTTGATGTGGGCGAATATCGCCGCTCAACAAGTTGATAACGGTGCTGTCGCTGTCGTTGATGGTGGTACAAACACTCAGTTCAGATTCAATAAATTTTGGGAAGCTTACTCAGACCCTCGTCAGCGTCAAGTCAACGACATTCCTCCTACCGTTGAAGCAATCCTTAAACGATTCAAGTACCTTAAAGCATAATGACTAACGGAAATTCACTAAAGAGAAAACTGAACAAAAAGATTATCAAGAAGTACGGCATTGACACCGTACTCTTGCGCTTTGATTCGGCAAATGTAGAGCTTGATGGATATGGCGAGCCCATTTCACCATCTGGTGCCGTATTTAAACAAATCCCTGTTCGCATTGTGGTTGACCAAGATAGACGAATCAACGAGGAAACTGAGCTTGGCGGATTGCCCTCAAGCAAAGAGTTTATGTATTTCTACGTTGCTGGCGATGTTGATATCAAAACCAGCGACAAACTGATTTATCCGCCAAACACAGAAAATGAATGGTTGGTTTATAGACTAGAGCTTAACCCCTACAGGGGCGTTAATGTTATTACCGAAGTAAGAGCTTCACGCGACAAGAGATACTAATGCCTAAGTATCGTATTACCCCTGAGGATTTCGCCGCAGGTAAATCCAGTCCATTAAACGGCATCAAAAACCTGATGCGTCATCATAACGAGGTGGCTAATTACGTTGCTCGTCGCATTGCGGAAGAAGTGGTCAAACAAGCTAAAGAATACATTCTTGATGGCCATCCTAACTGGAAACCTCTATACGACGAGGGGGATGGTATTGGCGAAAGCACAAGACAATGGTGGTCTGCTGAGAAAAAAGACAAAACTGGCAGAGGTCGTAGAGAATCAAATCGTGACGGTTCAGAGCCGCTGTTGGACACGGGAAGTCTTTATGATTCAATCAAGATTTTCGGCCAAACGAGAACCAAAAAGGGTGCTGTAGTTACTGCTGGTTCCGATCACCCTGCTGCTGCGATGCATGAATTTGGTAGTGCCAATCCGGCCGAGGCCGAGCATAACCCTGAAGACTGGCGTAGTCGTCCACCCGCAGCCAACCATTTATTTCGTAGTGATATTCCCGCTCGTCCTTTCCTCGCCCCGGCAATTATGAAGGTTAGAAAAAATCGCGCCTTTAGAGAGTCCATCAACAAAGAAGTTAAAGAGAAGTTTTCTCATCTACTTAAACAAGGAAGTAAGTAATGCCTATTCGCAATGCAGAGGATATGACCCTCAACACACTAAGAAACGCATTATCGGAAGCGACAGGTATTCCTGCTGCCCAAATTCATTTGCTGCGTCCCGCTGTTGAGTTTGTGTCCAAGCAAGATGATGCCGGTAAGTCAATTCAGCCCGCTCCCATTTATCCTGCAATCGCAATCAACTATATGAAGGATGCTCACATTAATCCTAATAATTACGGCGAGACAAAATACCTTCCTGCTCCGTCTGGAATGGTGACGGAGTTTTCTCCCCTTGCTGAAATCGAATTGCTTCTGGCCGTTTCTCTATTCACAAACACCAGAAAAGAGCAAAGAGATTATTCGGCCACCATTGAGCAATTCTTTCTAACTAACTCATTCCTGAATCTACAGGGTGATGTTTTGACTGGCGAATATTTTGGCCTCAAATTCAACAAGAAACATATGGTTAACGACACCGCTCCTTTCCATGTAGCTTTTGTGGTCGAGACTTGCTCTCGCATTCTCAAAGAAGTGATTGGCTATCCAGTCAATTCAATCGTCACAAATATCGCCACAACAGAAGCCGATTATCCACCAGTAACAGGAATGGTAATTACAGTAACAGACGGTGAAGATATATTATACCAAACACCCTAGTCTAAAATAAATACTGTAGCTGTAAATTTTGCAATTTGCGAAAGGACTAAGAATGTCTCCAATCGTTAATAACTTCACAAACTTCACCACCCCTGATGTGTTCGTGCGCGAGGCTACTCCTGCCGCTTCCATCAAGGGCTCAAGCATCGGCGTTGTGGGCGTTCCTGTCCAAGCTATCCGTGGCCCTGTTGGCGAGCCTACCGTCGTTTCCAGCCTAAGCGATTACGTGCGTAAGTTCGGCGGTTACGATCCTTCCGTCAAGGAAGACTTCATGTTCATGTACAACCTATTTAACAACGGTGCTACCGAGGTTGTGGTTGTGCGTGTTACCGACTCCAACGAAGCCAAGGCTACCGTTGCTCAGAATGGCACCACCTTCCGTCTAAAGACTCCTGGTTCCTGGGGCAACGGCGCTAAGCTAACTTCCGCTGCTTCTTCCGTTTCTGGTTATGTGGATCTAACCTTCACCTACGGTAACGAAACCTACAAGTATTCACAGGTGACTTTTGCCGACGCCAACGATCCCCAATACTTCAAGACCATCATTGAGGCTTCCCCTGATGATTTCGTTGAGGTTATTGTTGCTGGCAATACCAACATTGCTGTTGGCACTTACACATTCTCTGGTGGTTCAAACGGTACTGCTGTTGGCATGGCTCTAGACGACACCTCTTACGTTGGCACCAACGATGCTAACGGTCTAACTGGTCTAGTGGCTCTTGAGGCCGATGACGATGTTGAGATTGTGGTTTGCCCCCGCGCCAACGACACTGTTAACGCCGCTGTTCTAACTCATGTTTCTCTAGCCTCTGTCTCACCTCGTATTGCTGTTGTTGCTCCTGCTTCCGGCACAATCGTTAACGACGTTGTGACCTCAATGGCTGCCTACAACTCAGATCGCCTAGTTGTGACTTACCCCTTCGTGCAGGTTCTAAACCCTTACAACAACAAGAAGGAATATCACAACCCCACAGCTTTCTACGCTGGTGTTCTCGCCCAACTCAACTACCACCAGTCACCTTCACGCAATCAGCTAATTGGCGTTATCGGTACCGAGCGTGCCCTACAGCCTGCCGAGGTTGATACCCTTGGTAAGAATCGCGTTTCACCCATTGGTCTAAAGAAGGCTACTGGCTTCGTGATTCTAAACGGCATCAACACTTCTTCAATTCCCGCCAAGGCCAACATCACTCGTCGCCGCGCTGTTAACTACTTCGCTAAGACCTTTGAGGCTGGTTCTCAACAGTTCGTTTCCAAGCCTCATACTGTCCAGCTACGCTCTGATGTGAAGTCTGCCTTTGGCACCCTTCTAAACAACGAGCTACAATTGGGTCGCATTGGTAACGTTAACGGTGGCAAGGCTTACGCTGTCAAGTGTGACGAGCAAAACAACACGAATGATGTGGTTCGCGCCAACAAAATGATGGTTGATGTGCAAATCTCACTCCTAGCTCCTGCTGACTTCATCCTAGTCACCATCGACGCCAGCGAAGCCAAGGTTGTCAACATTCAGTAATCGCCAATAACTAAAAATGAAGAGTGGGGAGGGTAAACCTCCCTGCTCAACCTATATTGAAGGAGAATTAAATGGGTAAAGCAAGAGTAATGGGCAATAACGCCAAGATTTATGTAATGGATGCGTCAGCGCAGCCTATTCTTGTTGGCGAATGCGATAAGTTTGGCGCTAAGTCGCTAGATGAGCTAAAGAAGTCTCAGGCTCTAGGTGAGAAGAATATCACCTCGCAGACTGTATTCAAAGGCTACGACATGGATTTCGAAGGTGGTAAGGTTGACGCCAACCTAGCCGCTCTAATGCACTCACAGGACAAGCAGATTGCCGCTGGTGGTCGCTCACCTTATTTCAAGGTGAAGGAAGAAGTGACCCTATTTGATGGCACTGTTGAGGTTTGGTGGTACGACGAAGTGACCCTACACGGTTACGAGAAGGATAGCCCCTCAGAGGATCAGCTATCAGGTAAGTTCTCTGGCTTCTGCGGCGTTCCTTGCCGTCGTGGCGATGAGGCTACTGAAACTGCTTCAGCCGCCGCTGATGCTACTGTCACCGCGATGTTGGCTGCGATGACCGGAGTCCAAAAGCGTTTTAGCTAATAGGTAATAAAAATGGGCAAAGCAAGAGTTTATAGCAATAACGCTGTAATTCTAATTCACTCACAAGCTTTGCTAACTCCCATTCCTCTCGGTGAACTAGACTCCTTCAAAGCTACTTCCTCAACCTCCATTATTAAGAGTCGCCCAATCGGTTTCATTAACGAGCAAGCCACTCTTCAATATGGAGGTTGGGATTTATCTTTTGATGGCGGCAAAGTGGATTGGAGCTTAGCGCATTATTACTGGCTACAAGATCGTCAGCTTCGTGCTGGTGGTGTTGAGCCAGAGATTATGATTAGCGAAACCGTGCTTCACTACAATGGAGCCATCGAACAATATCTATACAAGGGTGTGACCATTTTCGGCCTTGAATCAGACAAAGGCGAGGAAGTCAAAGAATCGGCTAAAGGTTTTTCTTCTTACAGAATTATGAGTCCTGCTGACACAACTAATGTCGCAGATGCCACCAACATCATTAGACAACTTCTCTTTAAAACGGCAGAATAAAACATGGCGCTATTTGACGATATCTCACAATTCAGTACAGATGTGACCGATTTAACAGAGGCGTTTGTCTCTAAGAATCTGCCCGATAACTATTTCGCCATTCCTAAAAAGAGAATCCTTACCTCTCGCGCAAAAATCAAACTAACTGTGCCTAACTTTGGCCTTGGTGGTGTTGGTGGCGATGAGATTGAAATTGGCGAAGTGGACCAATTCAACGCCTCAATTAACTTTGAGGTGGTCAAGCAATTTCGCCCATACGGACACACCAAGCTAAAAACAATCACTCGTCCTGCTGGCTGGAACATCAATATGTCTGGTGGTAAAATTGATTGGAAGCTATCTTACCTCGTTTATATGAATGAGCGTTTTCTACTCGGTAATAACAGTAACAAATCATCAGTAAGTAGCATTACCTCGTTTGGTAAAGGCGAATCTGAAGCCATTGGTAATCAATTGCTTTTTGTTGCAGAGCAAACCATCACTTACTATGACGGCACCGTTGAGAGATACAAGTATAAAGATTTAGTGCTGCTAAACTACGGCCTAGAAATGGCCTATAACAACGTCGAGATTCCAGAGAGTCTTTCTGCTTTTTCGCCCGAAAGAATTATTGATAGTGATTTTGAGAATGACTACCGCGTAACTAAAATTAAGAGTACGGGGATGGATATTATCTCAACAATGATGGAAATCAATAAATCTTAAGGAGCTAACATGGCAGAAAAGACTTTGTGTACTGGCAAGAAGGTTGTCGTCAACGAGCTAAGCGCCCTAGAGGAAGTTCTAGCGTATCAGCTACTCGGCAAGAGTTATGACGAGAAGAATATGATCGGTACCGCTACCCTACAGCGTTCACTTCTAACTCTCCTATCAATTGGCAGTGTTGATGGCGTTGATTACGTTCCTCCCAAGTCTCTTGAGGATGCTTTTACCAAGCTAAAAGATTTCTCCAAGAAGGAATGGAACGAGATTCAGGCTCTCTACAGTGAGGTCAACGACGTAGACATGGGGGAATAGACCGCCTTGCTGATAATCCGGTACTCAGACAGGGCTTATATCTTGTGAAATCCGGTATCCCTTGGGAGGCAGTTTTCGGTCCAATTAGAAAGCCATTAAATAGAGTTCAGAGAAGCGCAATCGTAATTGTTCTCAATGAATTAAATGGTGTAGATTATAGCAATGAACGTTGATGGAGAGCGGCGAAAGCCGCTCTCTTTAATATTAAATAAAATTTGAATGAGCGAGGCCCCTCAATGATTTACTTCACCGAAATCGACAAAGATAAAAACAAAATTCTTTTCCAATTTTTCGACAGAGAGCTTCCTGAGGGTATTGCTCCTGGCAAAGAAACCGCCATGAAAAAGGTCAAGTATCCTGGTGGTTTCCAAACCAATCAAATCATTGGTGTGTACCAAAAGGAAATTGAATTCGGCGGATTGTTTTATGGTACCTATAAGGTAAACGGTGAAACGCTAACAGCCAAAGATAGAGCAGACTTTATCCTCGGTGAAGGTCGCTACAAAGGGCAGGGCTTAATGGGTCGTCCTCTGCGTGTTGGCTTCCCTGTTCCTGGTCATAGTCCCAAGGGCAATTTGCCTGGCGAAACACCTACTCTCGATATTACTGACGAGGGATACGGTGGTTTTGTTGGCGAATATGTTATTGAGGATTTCACGCCTGTAGTTAAAAGCTACTTCGAAGTCGAGTATTCAATCAGACTTGTTCCTCACCAGCGTCAAGAGAAAATTCGCCCGACAGAAACAACCTCAGTCAAGATTACGGTAAACGTAAATAACGCCAAAGCCGCTGGAACCAGACTACAAACAAAAGCAAAAGCCACAAAGCACCCTTCTCTAAAAAAAGCTGGTAAAGCAGGAAAAGCCGCCACAACAACAGCAGCTAAAGCAGAGCCGGAAAAGATTCAATTCGAAAAAGATTACAAGAGATAACCAATGGCTGATTTTACTTATGATATTCTGGTAAATATTCTTGGTGAGCAGGATGCCACCAATTTCGCCAGAACACTACGCACAGCAGGTATCGAGGTACAGAAGTTCTCTCGTATGTCTCGCGGTGCCAATGGCTCTCTCGTTGAAGAGACTCAATTCGCCATTAAAAGACTCAATCAGCAACAGCGCGATCTAGTTCGCTTCTATTCCAATGCTTTCCGCAATACTCCCAATGGTGGCGGTACAGGTCAATACAGAGAGAATTACACGGGTCAAACACCTCAGGGTATGGCTCGTCGCATTCGCCTTGCGCAAAATCTCGCCAACATTCAAGGTCGAGTTCTAAGACAACAACAGAAACAAATTGAGTTAGATGCTCGTCACGCTTCTCAGGCCAGCAATTCAAATATCTCCAACCAATTCAAACTTAATGACGCTCTCCGCAAGCAGATTGATGCAGAAGATCAATTGGTCAATGTGGAGAAAAAGCGTCGTGCTGCCATTCAGCAACTAATCAATGAGTCTCAGCATTATCACGGCATGGCTGTTAGATATGCTGAAATGGAGAGAAATGCGCGTGTAAATGGCGACAACGCCGCTGCACAAAGCCATCATTTGTATTTCCAGCGTTATGTGTCAGAGTCTCGCCGCATGGCTTCTGAGGCCGAAAGAGCCGCCAAGCGCGAGCTACGTGCTGCCGAGAATTCCGCCCAAAGACAAGAGAGAATTATCAGAAACCTAGTAAGCTTAAAGCATTCGCTTTGGGCCATTGGCGCTCTTGTTGGTGTCGAAAGACTTGCAAGCGGATTTAGAGGAATCACTGACCATATCTACGAGGCTTATAAAGCTTCTGTTGAATTCAATGACGAAGCAGTGAAAGCTCAAACGCTATTCACCTCGCTTGGCATTGGTGATACAGGTCAAAGCCAAATGGATATTGAAAGAGGTGGCGCTGGTATTACCGCATCCATGAAGAAGCAGCTTGAAGGCGCTAAACTCATGGGTAAAGACCTAACCGATCTACTCCGCGAGGAATCGGCAAAAACAGGCCAGGACTTCTCTGAAATCATGGGTGTGGCTAAGGCTGCGCTTCCTGACTTGAAAAACAAAATGGGAGTTTCTGATAAGGAGTTCTTAGCCAAAGGTGGCGACGTTAAACAATTCACCAAAGACCTAATTGAGCTATCTGCCGTCATGAAGATGGTGGACGAAAAGGGTCGCAAAATGTCCTTCCACACCGTAGGTATTCTAGAAGCCTTTACTGGCTCTGGTGGCGACGGCAAGAAGGGCTCTGGTGCTGCCAACTTCCTATCCTTGCTACGTCGTGAAAACATCAAGCTAAAAACCGCCGACCAAAAAGCTATTACAGACGCTATTAACGCCCGTAATCCCTTCAAGGCTATGGAAGCAATGAAGAAGGCTCTAAAGGGTGCTGGTATTGATGCAAATAACATCAACACGCTTCTCTCTAAGACTCGCGAGGCTAACATTTCCGGCGTAACCAACGCTTTCAAGACAATGGGCGGTGCTATCACCGAAACATCAAGAACTCTAGAAATGAAATTCTTCTCGTCAATGAGAATCAATATGGCGAGAATCATTGCCAATGATGGATTCAAGAAGATGTTCAAGGGCTGGGATAAAGCTCTTGGCGGTTTCGTTGATCGTATTCTTGGCGACCTCACGAAAGCAATGGATTTCCTTGCTCAAAATCCGCAACTTATCGACAATGCGTTCAAGTCTGCTATTGCGACAATGAATGAATTCTACACTATTACAAAGGAAGTAATTGACCTCGGCGCTGCCTTCTTTGAGGGCTTCTTCAGCCAGGACACCATTGATGGCTTTAAGATGGCTGATGCTGTTGATAGAGTTAAGGTAGCCCTAATTGCCCTTCGCCCCACAATGGTTGATATCGGCAAAAACGGCAGAATGATTACCAACGCTTTTGGTACATTGGGCTCAATGACCTTCAACGGATTAGTCTTTACGTTGAAGCTTATCAATAACCTTATCAATCTAATGAAGATTGGTATGGAAGGAGTAGCTTCGGCTGCTGGTACGCTATCCACAATGTTTGACCCCAAATCGGAAACCGTTAGTCCTCCTACGGCTGTCGATGCATATGTAAGACAAAATGGTGGTTTCGGCGGATACGACCCCAGAACGCAACCTTCTAACCTCGGTGGTCCAGTTGGTGGAATTACAATTCATGGTGATGTTCACGTTCAAGGCGGTAATAACAACAAGGAACTAATGAAGAACTTACAGCAAGCGGCTGGTGCATACGGGCCGATGATGCTCCCTGAGGGCTCTCAACTTCCTTTTGCGGCTAGGTAATATATGTCCACAATTTACTCACAAGAAATCTACAACGAAATCGTAGCCAACAAAAGCTTCAATGAAGCCCTCATTGATGAGATTTACGGTAGCTACGACAGTATGACATTCGATGACAAACTGATTGCCATCGAAATAATTGCCGACCTCAAATTGTTAAATGATGAGTACAACAAGTACATTATCGTTTATCAGCAGAATGTAAAGACCAATAAATCAAAGAGTCAGTATATCGTAATCGAGGGCGACACGCTTCAGAAAATCGCCTACAAATACACCGGCTCTATTGATAACTGGCAAAAGATTTATCTGTATAACGGACTGAAAGATATTAAGCTTACTGCTGGCGATATTATCAACATTCCAGAGGACTTGTAATGAGTATTGATGATATCTATAGGTCGCATCGCCCAAGAGCCTTCGTGAAAATCGGTGGCTCTCTTATTCTTTGTGAATCTTTCAACCTGACCAAGAGTAACAAAGGTGAGGCTCAAAGCGCCAACGCAACCATCCTCTTAGACTCAATCGAATCTGATGTTTTTGCCGATGATAAAATTATGGATAACATCATGGAGATTGAGATTTGGGCTGGCTATGTAGAGGACGTAAAACACGAAGCAAAGCAGCTAGAGGATATTAAAGAAGATATCCTTTCAAAGAACCCCAAGAATCGCCTGTTCACTCGTCGTTTCAGTGGCTTTGTGAGCCAGCCTGATTGGTCATTTGGTGGCGATGGCGAGTATCTTCACCTTGCTTGCCTTGATTGGACTGATTTTCTTCGTCAGTTCAAATACGCTGAAAACTTTGAGGGTAGCGCCTGCGAGATTAGAGAAATCGCCAAGAAAATTACCGCTGCCATAAAAGGTATTAACATCATTGTAGATGATTACTCTGGCTCTGCTCGTCTAGGCGAAATCACTACAGACGGTAAAACAACCACGCAGGTTTATCATGCAGCAGGCAAAGACTTCATGGCTATCCTGGATGATTGTGCTGACAAGCTTGGCTACATCATTATTGTTAATGGCAAAGACATTCATCTAACGGCTCAAAAGAAGAGTCCGTTTATTTGGCCTATGTATTATGGTCCTGCAAATCGCCAAGAGCTAATCCAAGGTCAACCCAGAGGACAATACTTCGACACACTCAATTTCCGATTCGGCGCTAAAGGAAGAACAGAAAAAAGTAATGTTGTTGTAGAAGTCACCGGCATTAACTA